CGGCAAGTCTCCGATGGCCGGCGGCATTGGCCTGTACGGGATGCTTGGGGACGGCGAGGCGGGGGCCCCGGGCTATGCCGCGGCCGCTAAGCGAGAGCAGGCCGGAATCCTGTTCGCGGACGCGGTGAAGATGGTCCGGGCGTCCCCTGCGCTGGCCAAGCGCATTGAGTTCAGCGGAGGCCCGGGCCGCGAATACAACATGGCGCATCACCAGTCCGGGAGCTTCTTCCGGCCTGTGTCGCGCGATACCGGCAAGTCGGGCTCGGGCCCGCGCCCGTACTTCGTGCTAGCAGACGAGGTGCACGAGCTGCCGGACGGCAAGATCCTGGAAATGCTGGAACGCGGCTTCAAGTTCCGCCGCGAGCCGCTGCTGTTCATGATCACGAACAGCGGGTCGGATCGTAATTCGATCTGCTGGGCGGAACACGAGTGGGCGGTCAAGGTCGCCGCCGGCAACGTGGATGCGGTGACTGACCCGACGTATGTCGGCGAGCCTTTGGACGATGCGACGTTCTCGTTCGTGTGCTCGCTGGACAAGGGAGATGACCCGCTGAACGACCCTGGGTGTTGGCCGAAAGCCAACCCGCTTCTGGGGGTAACAATCACGGAGGAATACTTGGCAAGCGTGGTAGCGCAGGCCAAGAACATCCCGGCCAAGCAGAACGGCATCCTCCGGCTTCACTTCTGCGTCTGGACGGACGCGGAGGCGGCATGGATGAGCCGGGAGGTGGTCGAGCCGCTGCTGCAAGAGTTCACCCCGGCGCAGCACATGGGCAAGGATGTCTATGTCGGGCTGGACCTGTCGCAGAACCGCGACATCACGGCCGCCGGGTTCGTCGTCAAGACCGGCGAGGTCGAGGTAGACGGCATCGACAAGGACGGTCGCAAGACCCGACTTGTGAAGCCAACGTTTGATGCGTGGGTGGAGGCTTGGACGCCGGGCGACACGATGCACGCGCGGGCGGACAAGGACAAGATTCCGTACCCGGTGTGGGCGCAGCAGGGGCACATCCATGCGCCTCCGGGGCAGAGCATCAGCTACCGGCACGTTGCCCAGACGCTGGTCGAGTATGACCGCGACTACCGCGTTCGGATGGTGGCCTATGACCGCTATGCGTTCCGTCGGTTCGAGGAGGACGCAGCGGACCTTGGCCTGAACCTGCCGTTCGTGGAGCACCCGCAGGGTGGCACGAAGAAGGGCAAGCCGACGCCGGAGATGGAAGACGCTGCGAAGCGTGCCAAGCGGCCCCCTGAGGGGCTGTGGTTCCCCGGCTCGCTTCGGTTGCTAGAGGACGCGATGCTCGAAGGCCGGATCAGGATCCGCAGGAACCCTGTTGTTGTGTCGGCCCTGATGTCCGCGGTGACAGAGCAGGACAAGTGGGACAACCGCTGGCTGGCAAAGCAGAAGTCAGTGAACAAGATCGACGCGGCGGTGGCGCTGGTGATGGCCTTCGGCGCCGCGAACGCAATGCACGCAGACAAGAAACCGCTGGTCCTGATGACCTTGGGGTAATACATGGACACGAATCAGATCCGCGCCTACTCGCTTCTGGAGGTCAAGGCGTTCGACGAGGACGCACGGGAGATCACCGGCATCGCCACGACTCCCGAGCCTGACCGCATGGGCGACATCGTGGATCCGCTTGGCGCGAAGTTCGCCGCCGAGCTTCCGCTGCTGTGGCAGCACCGCCACGACGCTCCGGTCGGGACCGTGAGGTTCGGCAAGCCGACGGCGAAGGGCATCCCGTTCCGGGCCTCGGTGGCGAAGATCGAGAACCCGGGTCCGCTGAAGGACCTGGTGGACATGGCATGGGACGCCGTGAAGGCAAGGCTGGTCCGCGGTGTGTCGATCGGGTTCCGCGCGCTGGAGTACGCCTTCATGGAGAGCGGTGGCATCCGCTTCACCGAAGTCGAGATCTACGAGCTGAGCCTGGTCACGATCCCCGCCAACGCATCGGCGACGATCCAGACGATCAAGGCGATGGATACCGCCGGACGCATGAAGGCCGCGAGCCTCGGCGTCCCGCTGGTCAAGGTAGCGCCCGTTCCGGTGGCCAAGCCGGAAGGTGGCGCGGTGAAGCTGGTACGCGCATCGTCGTGAGACGACGCATTGCCGCGCCGTGAGGCGCTGCGAGTCCCTTTGACGGACAGCCGGGTGGGATTCCCGGCCCTATGAGCTGGCGGTGGCGCCGCCGGATGCTGTTTGCCCGAGGCATTGCTGGGGTCGCTCCCGGCATCGGGCTCCTAATTCAAGCAGGCATTGCCTCCCGTGGAACGGAGGCCAGAGGGCTGCTGACCGACCGTCGTGAGACGGCCATTCGCATCGCCGCGAGGCGACGCATCCCATCCAGAAGGAAGCAAGGAAATGACCCTCCAGGAACAGCTGGCGGCGCTGCGGGCTACCCGCGAAGAGCGCCAGAAGCGCCTGACCGAAATCGCCCAGAAGGCGATGGACGAAGGCCGCTCCATGAACACCGCCGAGGCCGAGGAGTTCGACACGGCCGAGGAAGAGGTGAAGAAGATCGACGCCGACATTGGCCGCCTGACCCGCCTCGAAGCGGTGCAGAAGGCCGCGGCCGCGCCGGTCGCCACCGCCGCCGCGGAAACCCCCGTGCAGGCCGTTTCCCGTGCGCCCGGCGGCGTCGAGGTGAAGACCGTCGAGAAGCTGGAGCCCGGTATCGCGTTCGCGCGCTATGCCATGTGCCTCACCAAGGCCAAGGGCAAGCATGACGTGGCCTTCCAGCTGGCCCAGCGCCACTTCCCGGCCACCGAGTCGGTGGTGCGCCTGCTGAAGGCCCAGGCCGAGGGTTTCGACCTGCAGGAGGCCATGAAGATCAAGGCGGCCGTCGCCGCGGGCACCACGACCGACTCCACCTGGGCGGCTCCGCTGGTCGATGCGCAGACCTTCGCTGGCGACTTCATCGAGTACCTGCGCCCGCGCACCCTGATCGGTCAGGCGCAGTTCCGCCCGGTGCCGTTCAACGTCCGCATCGCCGGCCAGACCAGCGGCGGTTCCGCGAGCTGGGTCGGCCAGGGCAATGCGAAGCCGGTCACCAAGTTCGACTTCAACGCGGTCACCGTGCCGTTCACCAAGGTCGCCGCGATCGCGGTCCTGACCCAGGAACTGGTGCGGTTCTCGGATCCCTCGGCGGCCGCGCTGGTGCGCGACTCGCTGGCTGACACCGTGATCGCCCGCGTCGATTCGGACCTGTTCGACCCGGATCTGGCTGCGGTTGCCAACGTCTCCCCGGCCGGCCTTCTGTACGGCGTTACCCCCGTGACGGCCGGCCCGATCGACTACTCCGATCCGGCGTCGGTCCGCTGCGCACTGGCCGCCCTGTGGGCTCCGTGGGACAGCACCTTCCTGGGTGCGCGCCCGGCGTACTACACCACCCCGGCCGTGGCTCGCATGCTGGCCTTCTCGCGCGACCCGCTCGGCAATGCGGCGTTCCCGAACGTCACCCCGACCGGCGGCACGCTGGACGGCATCCCGCTGCGGGTGTCGCAGTACCTCGCCAACAACGGCGGTTCGGGCGGCGCCCCGTTCATCCTGGTGGACGAGTCCGAGATCTACCTTGCGGACGACGGCTCCGTGACGCTGGATTCGTCCGATGTCGCGTCGATCCAGATGGACAGCGATCCGGACCACAACAGCGGCACGCCGACGGCTGCCCAGCTGGTGTCGATGTGGCAGACCAACTCGGTGGCTTTCAGGGCCGAGCGGTTCATCTGGTGGGGTGCCCGTCGTTCGGGCGCGATCCAGTGGATCGACGGCATGCCGACCAGCTGCTGAGCGTGACGGAGGGGCGGCTTCGGTCGCCCCTCCACTTTCTGGCGAGGAACAACATGCAGATCAAGCTGAAGAACGGCCGGGTACAGCGGTACCCGGATGCCGTGGGTCGAATCCTTGTCTCGCGCGGGATCGGCGTCGAGGTTGGCTCCGAGCCTGTCGTTGAAGCGCAGACCTACCAGACCCGGATGCTTGCCGCGACCACAGTCGCCGCAGTCGATCCGGCGCCCTACGGCTACAAGGCCGACGGCACTCCCCGCAAGCGGCCCGGCCGGGCGCCGTCTGTGAAGAAGGCGAACGAGGAAGAGTGATGCGCATTTTCGGGCTGGAGATCGGTCGCGCGCAGAAGCAGCTGTCTCCGGTCGCGGGCCACGGAAGTGGATGGTGGCGCCGGATCATTGAGCCGTTCGCAGGCGCATGGCAGCGGAACATCGAGGAGAAGCACG